GAAGTTTCTAAAGCAGAAGCTGTTAAAAATTTAGCAACAACTCTTATTTATCCGGGATTTGCAGAAAATATTCAAGCTTATAGACAAGCTAAAGAATCAGAAAAGTTAATGGGAAAAGGAGAAGCAGTTAATGAGTATGGTTTTCCTACTAGTTCTGAAGATCAAAGCACTTTTAATAAGTTTGGAATAAGAAAACAAACTATTAATTTAAATAAACAATTAGGTTATAGTATCTTCCAAGATTTAAAAGAAATAAGAGAAAATAAAAAGTCTTTATCAAATTTATTAAATAGAGAAACTCCTATAAAGGTATTGGATTTAGATGAAAAAAAAGATATAATAAATAAATATCTTAAATTACAATTAGATAAAAAAGAAAGTCAAGCTAGATTATATGATAAGATTAAAGTGTTTGGTGATATAACTTATACTGATAAAGAAAATAATAAACAAACATTAACAGCTTCAGGTATTATAAAATTATTATCAAACCAAGGACTTAGCAAAGCAGATAAAACTACTATGTCTAGTGCAATTAAAAATGGTAGGTTTGTACCTGATACTTTATCAGTTAAAGAAATGCAAAGACTAATACAGACTAAAAAGTTTCCTACTGATGTATTAAGATCAATAGTAGAATACTCAAAACAATTAGAAGGTATCAAATTAAGGGATTATTAAAATGGCAAAGAAGAAAAAGAATTTAGCAGACATGGTAAAAGCTCCACGTAAGATTGACATCAATGGTCAACTACATATGCTTGCATGGATTACAGCAGACGAGGGTAAAGCTTTAAAGTTATTAGGTGGTGCAGGTAAAAAAGGTCCTATGGGTATACCAAGTTTTTATGGTCCGGGTGGTCCGGGTGATGATGGAACAGACCCTTCAGGTACTGATGAAGGTCCGGGAGAAGGTCCGGGAGCAAGTCAAGGTCCTTCTGAAGGTGACGATCCTACAGGAAATACTGATGGTTCAACCGGAGGAGTAGGTGGTAATAGTACTAGTATGGGTATAGATAGCAGTCAAAGTGATATGGAATCGATACAAGCAGGATTAGAAGCCGGAGGTCCGGCTGACATAGGTGGTAATGAAAATGATGAGCTTGAGTTTAAAAAAGCTGTGCAAGCTGTGGCTGAGAAGATACCTGATGAATCTCCATTAACAGATGCTATGAAAGCATACTATGGCAAAGGAATAGGAACATCAACAATAGATATGTCTACTGCTGCAGGTAGAGCAACTAGTCTAGCTAATATGACTAGTCCTTCTACAAGTGCTATAGGTGGTAAGTTCGATCCTGCTACAGGAAGATATATATTTCCCGATGGTAGGATTTTTGATACTGCTACAGGAAAATTCTTACCTATGTCTCAATCTAATAAGATAGAAGGATTAGATTTATTTAGACCTATTGAAGGAGTTAAGTAATGAAATATAAAATGAAAATTTTATTAGATCAGTTAGTTGACTTTGAAGGATTAGTTCTTAAAGTTTACCAAGACCATCTTGGAATAGATACAATAGGTATAGGTAGAAATTTAATTGACAGAGGTATCTCTGATAAAGAACTAGAATTAATGGGTAAAACAATAGAAGAAGTTTATGCTGAAGGTATAACTAAAGAAGATGCATATATGTTAGCTGCTAATGATATTAAAATAGTTGAAGCAGAGTTATGTTATCATCAACCATGTATAGAAGATTTAGGTGAATCTCGTCAAAGAGTATTAATAGATATGGCTTTTAATATGGGTGTTCCTCGTCTTTTAAAATTTAAAAAGATGTGGTCTGCTATACATAAAGGTTCTTATAATACTGCATCGAAAGAGATGTTGGATTCTAAGTGGGCATTACAAGTAAAAAAGAGAGCTATAAAATTATCCTCATGTATGCAATCAGGTGATTGGTAACGTGGTGTCAGTCGAGCAATTTTTAAAATGGAAAGTACTACCAAGATTTATGATGCTTGCTAGTACAGTTATGTCTTGGAGATGTGCCGAATGGTTTATGGATTTAGATTCACCTACTGCAGCACAGTCAGCATTTGTATCTGTGGTTATGGGTGTGATGACAGGTGTATTTGCAATATGGATGGGTCACGAACATAAAGGAGATAAGTAATGTTAACTGCATTAATAGGACCAGTATCAAATCTTCTTGGTAAATTTATAGAAGATAAAGATATGAAGAATAAGTTGGCACATCAAGTGGCAACGATGGCTGAGAATCATGCACAGGAATTAGCCAAAGGTCAGCTAGATATAAACAAAGCAGAAGCTAAACACAAATCAATATTCGTAGCTGGGTGGAGACCCTTTATTGGCTGGACCTGTGGTATTGCTTTGTGTTGGCATTTTGTACTAGCACCTGTTACTATGTTTATGTGTGCTTATTTAAATGTTGTTATATTAGAACTACCAACTTTTGACATGGGTTCACTTATGACTGTGCTGATGGGAATGTTAGGACTTGGAACACTCAGGACATATGAAAAGCAAAAAGGATTAACTAAATAAAAATAAAAGGTTTAAATATGATAACTTTAACTAAAGCACAAGATAAAAAAATGAAAGAACATTCTAAGCATCATACAAAAAACCATATGATGATGATGGCAAAACTTATGGCAAAAGGAAGCAGTTTTAATCAGGCTCATAATCAAGCAATGAAAAAGATAGGAAAATAAAATGGCAATCCTAAAAAAGAAAAAATCTAAATCTCCTAAACCTGCTAACCCTTCTTTGTATGCAAGAGTAAAAGCAAAAACCAAAAAGAAATTTGCAGTTTATCCCAGTGCATATGCAAATGCATATTTAGTTAGAGAATATAAAAAGGCTGGTGGGAAGTACGTCTAATGGCTAAACCTAAAAACAGTGGCTTAACTAAATGGTTCAAAGAAGAATGGACAGACGTTAAGACAGGTAAGAAATGTGGTAGGTCTGGTAAGGATAAAAAGAAAAGACCTTATCCTGCTTGCAGACCTAAGAAGATAGCTAGTAAAATTACTAAGACTGAAGCTAGAAAAAAGACAGGACCTAAGATGGTTAAGTGGTCTGTTACTGCTTCAGGTAAAAAAAGAAAATCAAGGAGTGTTTAATTATGTGGTGTGTTCTTCCTGAGATATATTTTCCTCAACAGTTTCATCGTCATCTTCCTCAGAAAAGTAATCAGGAAAAGATGTTTGAAGCAGTGAATAAATTTTATCAAATCCTAAAGTTTGCATAACAAGAACTATATCTGCTTCTAAAGATTCAGTTGTAAACTCTTGTGAATCATCGTTGTTACCACGAACTTTTGATAATAACTCTAAAGCTTTTAAAGCAGAGTTAGAGTGTCCTGAATTTTTAGCTATATCATATTGCTTTTCTAATTCATTAATAACATCTATGTCTGTAGTAATATCAGAAGATAATTCTGCTATACGTTCTATGCAATCTTGTTCTCTTAATAATCTAGAGCCTTGATTGTGAGCAGATGTCTCACTATATCCTGCTTCCTTTGCAGCTCTTGTAGCATTACGATGTAGGACATAGTTCTGACAAAACTTTTCTTTACGTTCATTAAGCTGCAAGAGGATTTATAATATCAAGGTATGATATCTCCTTACCTCTTAATGATTTCTTATATACTTCTGAAACTAAAGTACCTTCACCATGTACAGTGACTGAGAGATCAAGGTCTGAATTGTCAAAAAGCTTTTCACAATCTTGAGCATTAGCTAACAGTTCTCCAGTAGTCCAAAAATGTTTATCACTAGTTTCAACTCTAAAATATTTAGGCTTATCACTAATCTTTTCTTTTTTCATTTGAGGAGTTAGTTCTTTAACTGAACAATCAAAACCAAACAACTCAAAGTTTCTAAAGCCTAAGATGTGAGCTAGTGATATAGTTCTCATAGCAGCACAAGTACCACCAGCAACTAATGTTGTTCCTGTTTTAATACCTGCATTTTTATCAATAGTAATTTTATCTTTTGTACTAGCATCTCTCAATGCATCAGAGTAAGCTTGCCATCCTTTTATCTTTGCATTTTTAGATTGTAAGTATCTAGTAACAG